TGCTTATCCAGACATACACACTACCACAGCTCATGGTTAGCGGAGAACGTCCGGGTTCTTGGAAGGAATACAAATGACACAGTGGCATGGAGGTAAGGGATCTAAGCCTCGGCCTTACAGCGTAACTCAGGATGAGTATGACCACAGGTGGGACAACATCTTTGGCAGGAACAAAGGATATGTGGTACACTACGGTTCAGGTGAGACTATGATTACAGAAGCAAGTTCTAGGTTTGAACTAAAGAAGTACATAGAGGAACACCTAAGCCTTAGACCTGATGAATACGTAATAGAAAGCTTAGAAGACTATGAAAAGGGTAGTTCTTGACATTGAGACTAACACAAGCCACGACAAGATCTGGATGTGTGTAACAAAAGATTTAGACACAGGTGAAGTAAAAGTATGGAACGAAGCAAAACAACTTCAGGAGTATCTAAAGGAAGACACATTGATTATCGGTCACAACGTCATCTCTTTCGATGCTCCGATCCTCAACAGATTATGGAAGACGAAGATACGTTTGAAGAATGTGTCAGATACACTTATTCTATCAAGGCTACTCGACCCTTCAAGAGAGAAAGGTCACAGCTTAGAGGCTTGGGGAAAGACTCTTGGGAAGAAGAAGACTGACTACAAGAGGATCTACTGGAGACTTAAAGGAATACGACACAAAAAAGATATTCCACACGACTCTCTTGATGAGTGGGACAACCCTAATATATCTTTAATGACTAAGTACTGTATCAGGGATGTTACAGTTACCGAACTCTTGTATCATAAACTTATCAAAGAGCTTAATGATAAAAAATTCTCATTAGAGAGTATTGACTTAGAACACAATGTAGCAAGAATTGTTGCAGAACAGGAACGACATGGATTCAAATTGGACACCGTTTACGCCACTGTGTTACTTACTGACATCAAAGGAAAAATGGCAGGAATATATGAACAGATGCAACATAGATGGCCTTCCTACGAAGTACCACGAGTCAGTGAAAAAACAGGGAAGCAACTCAAGCCCATGTTGGTTACTTTCAACCCCGGCTCAAGAAAGCAAATCGGAGAAAAACTGATAGAGCTTGGGTGGAAGCCTGATAAGTTTACTGAGACAGGTCAGCCAATGGTCGATGAATCTATACTATCGAAGATCGATAAGATACCAGAAGCTAAGATGATCGCTGAATATTTGATGCTCCAGAAACGAGTAGCTCAGATTGAGAGCTGGTTAGAAGCTGTAAAGAGCGATGGTAGGGTTCACGGTAAGGTAATCACTAACGGTGCTGTGACAGGCCGTATGACGCACCATAGTCCTAATATGGCACAGATTCCTAATGCAGGATCTGTATATGGTCATGAGTGTCGTGAATGCTGGACTGTCGGTGAAGGTAGTGTCTTGGTAGGCTGTGATGCTTCAGGTTTGGAGCTTCGTATGTTGGCTCACTATATGAAGGACGAGGACTATGTTAGAACTATCTGTGAAGGATCATCTAAGGATGGTACAGATGTTCACTCAGTTAACCAACGAGCAGCAGGACTGTCTACTAGGGACAATGCAAAGACTTTTATCTATGCTTTCCTCTACGGAGCAGGAGATGCAAAGATTGGTAGCATCGTTGGAGGATCAGCAAAGGATGGAGAGAAACTCAAAGCTAAGTTCCTTAAACAAACACCAGCCCTTGCCCGGCTCTTGGACAGAGTTAAAAAGCAAGCAGGTAAAGGATGGGTTCCCGGACTTGATGGTAGACGTATTTGGGTACGATCTGAACACGCAGCTCTAAATAGCCTACTTCAAAGTGCTGGTGCTATTGTGATGAAGAAAGGATTGGTTATACTTTATGATAAGCTGAAAGACACTAAACTTAAAGCTAAGTTCGTAGCCAATGTTCACGATGAGTGGCAGATTGAGTGTAACCCTGAAGATGCTCAAACTGTAGGTAAACTTGCTGTTGAAAGCATCAGAGATGCTGGTGTATATTTCAAGCTTAAGTGTCCGCTAGATGGGGAGTATAATATTGGAAGAACTTGGAAAGAAACACATTGACGATAAGCCTACAGGCTGTGTTCAAATAGTTTTATACAAAGATCACTTTGAGGTTTTAACAACAGAGGATATAGGTATAGACACTACGTACATAGTTTGTGCTACTGTCCTTGATTACTTAGAAAATGTTGCTGATGATCTTGACAAAGTGAATCAGATAATGTTAAAATATTAGTATTGGTTTTTTAAAGAAGGAGCTTAAAATGGCTGTAAAATTTGAACTTGAAGAGAACGAAGCTGTGTTTATTGTGCAGGTGCTTGGACAGCTTCCAACACAATCTAACGCATTCCCTCTTTATCAGAAAGCTTTGCAACAACTTCAGTCTCAGCAGTCTGACGTTGAAGCAACACCTGAGACTGTGGCGTAATAGGTAGCCGCAGCAGACTTAAAATCTGCCGCCTTGTGCGTGAGGGTTCGAGTCCCTCCAGTCTCACCAATGTAACTTAAAAGGAAAATGAAATGAGTATGGATAACAAACCTGTAAAGATCGTAGGCGAATTGTTCTGGTCTAATTGGATGAACAACTTTAACAAGAAGTTTAACGAGGCTAATGACAAGTATGAATGCACAATCGGTAATCTTTCATCAGGTGATGTTGAGAAGCTTGAAAGCTTGGGCATCAAAATTAAAACAAAAGACAATATGGGTAACTACATTGTTGGCAAGAGTAAGTTCTTGTTTGAGCCTGTAGACGAAGCAGGTAACAAGGTAGAGATTGATACTATCGGAAACGGTACTAAGGTTGTTGCTCTTGTTAGTAGCTACCGTCATCGTATGTCAGCTAAGTTCGGAGCAGCTCCTTCTGTTAAGAAACTTATTGTGACTGAGCTGAAGACATACGTGCCTAGTACAGCTCCAGATGACGATGAAGATGATGTCCTCTAAAGAGGAAGCACCTAAAGATTTACTGATAGATGCTGATTACCTGATATACGGAATAGGTTTCGCTAGTGAGGATGACAACGAAAGGTTTGCTAAATCAAGGCTTACAGAGACTGTTGAGAATTTAGTCTATATGCACTTGAAAGCTGATTCTTATCAAGCCTACCTCACTGGCAAAGGAAATTACAGATACGATATAGCTAAGACAGTTCCTTACAAGGGTAACCGTGTTGACATGAAGAAGCCTAAGCATTATAAGGCTCTTAGAGAACACATGGTTTCCCGCTTAGGTGCTATCATCGTTGAAGGCCAAGAGGCTGACGATGAGGTAGCTATTAAGATGTCCGAGTATCCTGATAAGTACTTGCTTGTTGGTGTAGATAAAGACTTGAAACAGATACCGGGATGGCACTTTAACCCTCATAAGGACTTGTTAGATTATGTCGATGAGTTTACTGGCTACAAGGCGTTTGTTACACAGCTTCTTACCGGAGATAGAGTCGATAACATTCCGGGCCTGTCAGGTATTGGCCCTAAAAAGGCAGATAAAGTTCTCGCTAAATGCCAGACGAAAGAAGAGCTCCTTCAAAAGGCGTTTGAGAAGTATCAGGAACTGGGATATTCGAGAGAGTATTTTATCGAACAAGGGCAGTTGCTCTGGTTAAGACGAAAAGAAGGAGAGCTATGGCTACCACAGTTAAGCGAAGAAAGCATACTCAAAAGCAAGTAGCTCTCAAGTATGGATTCCGTAGTGGCTTAGAGGAGCGTATCGCTGAGCAACTTACAAAGGCAGGAGTTAAGTATACGTATGAGGAAATGAAGCTTAAGTACATTAAACCAGCTTCCACGCATACCTATACCCCTGACTTTGTGCTTCCTAATGGGATCATTGTTGAGACTAAGGGTAGGTTCTTGCTTGGGGATAGACAGAAACATCTATGGGTTAAGGCACAACACCCTGACCTAGATATTCGGTTTGTCTTCAGTAACTCTAAAGCTAAGATCAGTAAGACATCTAAGACAACATACGGAAGTTGGTGTGAGAAGCACGGCTTTGTGTATGCGGATAAAACAATTCCGAAGGAGTGGTTAAAGTGAAGGTAAGTAACATTGAAGTTACCATGCTAGATAGTGCAGGTAATGACTTGTCGGTTGTCAATGCTGCTCGTGTATCGTTCGCTAAAGAATCTGATACGATGGTAGACAAAGATGAGAAGTTAATTAAGTATCTTGCTGAACATCGACACAAGAGTCCCTTTAACCATGCGTTCATGTCTTTCCGTGTCAAGGCTCCCATCTTCGTAGCCCGACAGCTGGTTAAACATGAATACCTGCCGTGGAATGAAGTGAGCCGACGGTATGTGACAGATGAGCCTGAGTTCTACTTTCCTGATGTGTGGCGTAAGGCTGCTGATAATGTGAAGCAGGGGTCTAGTGACGAGTCTGTCAAGTGGTTATATGAAAATGAACCTTACTTCCCAAACCTCACTGTTGATGATGTTGTGAAAGATGTCACTTACACTGCTTTGGAAAACTATAAGAACATGCTGAAGGTTGGTGTGTGTCCTGAGCAAGCCCGTATGATCTTGCCACAGAACATGATGACTGAGTGGATTTGGAGTGGCACTTTGTATGCGTTTGCTAAGATGTGTGTGCTTCGCTTAGATAGTCATACACAGAAGGAGACACGAGAAGTTGCTGAGCAGGTAAGTAAGTTTGCTATTGAGAAGTTTCCTGTGTCTTGGAAGTATTTGGTGGAACATAAACATGCAATTTAATGAATACCAGAAGGAAGCAAGCTCCTTTGCTTTGCCTACAGCTAGACGAGATGAGTATCTCTTTGCAGGGCTAGCTGCTGAAGTAGGTGAGCTTTGCTCGTTGTACGCTAAGGGAGTACGTGACGGTCAGATGGATGCCGTACAGTTCCCTAAAGAACTTGGTGATGTGCTTTGGTTTGTTGCACTGCTAGCTGAAAGCCGTGGATACACCTTAGACTATATCGCACAAAGTAACATTGAAAAACTAGCCTCTCGTAAGGCTCGAAACACATTGAAAGGATCTGGCGATGATCGATAGTACTGTAACTCGTATGGATGACAGCAACTCACTTGAGGCTGTGTTTACATTTGGTCACCAACGCTTCGGAAACATTGCTAAAGGCTACCGTAATGATGAGCCTACTGTGTTTCCTGAAGAGACTATGAAAGTTATTCAAGTTGACGGTGATCAACAGTGGCCTGAGATTCTTCAGAAGTTTATTGAGTTCCTTGGTTACATCTACGGATACAACATTGCTGAGAAGGTAGCTATTCGTGAAGATATGTATGAGTACATCTACCGTGACTTCTCTTGGACAGGGCCTACATTCCCAAAAGTAGAAGAACAAGACGAGGATCAGGAAGACACTTGTTATGGGTGTACTGGTAAGTGTTCAAACTGTGGTAAAGAAGATTGGGCTATT